TGCAAAAAATTATTTATGTTCAAGTATAAGATTAGTTAGATATTAATATTGCAGTTTAATTGTGTAACAAAAAATAGACACAGAACATTGACAAAAACGGATTTCATGCTATACATTTCCCTTGCAATAATATTATTATAAGGGGTATATAAAAATGGAGGCAAAGGAAAAATTACAGTTACGACTTTTACAAATGATGTCTAACTTACTTTAAGATGAATAGCTTAATATTAGCAATCAAGCACCTTAGTAATACTAGGGTGCTTTTTTGATACACATTTTATAAATTAGGAGGTAATTTATGAGCAAATTATTTGGAATCGACACATCAAAGTGGCAGGGAGATTTTGACTTTCAGAGAGCAAAAGATAATGAGGGTGTAGATTTTGCCATTATCAAGGCAGGCGGTGCTGATGATGGCTTATACGAAGATAGAGAGTTTGAAAACAGTTACAATAAGTTGGAAAGTGCAGGAATCCACAAAGGAGCCTATTTCTTTGGCAACGCATTAAGTACTGATGAGGCTGTAAATGAAGCCCGATATTTCGCACAGCTTTTAGCAGGTAAATCATTCTGCTACCCAGTATTCTATGATGTTGAAGCAAGCATGGTTACTGGCAACGACCTCACAGACATTATTATGGCATTTCTTGATGAAATGAGGAACGCAGGATATAAGAATGTCGGCTTATACTCATATGAGAACTGCATTAACAATTATGTAGACATTTCAAGAGTAAAAGAAGCTGGTTATGCCGTTTGGGTAGCAAAGTATTCAGATGCAGAACCTAGAATTGCCGTTGATTATGATATATGGCAGTTTGGCGGAAGTGTTAATTATCTTAGAGACGCACAGATTAACGGACAGACAGTAGATCAGAACTATTGTTACACTGATTATTGCACAGACCATGTTGTTGAAGATGTAACGGTGCCAGACTATGAGCCAGTACCCGACACTAAGTATCATAAAGGCGATACAGTTAAGGTTATTAACGCTATCCAGTACGATAATGGCGAGCCATTTAGAACTTACTATAATGAGTACAGTGTCTTATCAGCTAATTGCAGAAGAGTTGTTATTGGAGTTGACGGCGTAATCACTGCTGCTATTGACGAAGATAATATCAGCCTTGTTAAGTGTATTTATGACAATGACAATGATGTCAACACAGATACAGTAAGCCGTGGTGACGGCAAGAAAGTCAGAGTGCTTGACAATATCGACTATGACGGCGTGAGATTTGCGACATATTATGATGAATATGATGTGATTGAAAAGGACGGAGACAGAATTGTTATAGGTATTGGCACAACAATCACAGCTGCTGTCAATATTGCTAACCTTGAGTTTGTCGGCGGTGCAAGTTCTGATGATACATCTACAGATATCCCATTTAGTGAAGATATTGAAGAGGGTAGCACAGTAAGATTTGTTGGCGATACTGATTATGACGGCACACCTATTAAGGCTTGGTTCGACGAATATACAGTATCCGAAAGAAACGGAGACAGAGTTGTACTTGTGCATGACGGAGAATTATTTGCCGCGGTCAATGTAGCCGATTGTGAATTAGTCTAACCTTAATAAAAATACCGGGAGTGTAATGCTCCCGGTAATATTTTAATTATTCAAATCTATCATAACAGCTATAACAGCAGGAATGGTTGTTATGGTTCCGTTTGTTTTCTTAAATTCCATACCACCCTCAAGAAGTGTTCCATACATTGTCACATTATCGCCAACAAGCAAATTATAATCAAAATCGTCTCTATAATATGTCAAAACAACAGTATCATCATTATTGCCATTAACAGCTAAATAATAGCAAGCAATATATTCACTGGATTCTTCACCAGTATGCGTATTTCCGTCTTTATCTTCGACCTCCCCATCATATTTTAATTCTGCTACAATATTGCCTGTCAACTTGAATTCTTTATCAATATACTTATTAGGTGTACGCTTGAGCATTTCAACAGTTATATCATCAGGATATATACTCTTGTCTCTTGATAATAATGTTTCTTGTTCTGTCTGGACTTCACTGGTACTTTCAGCATTACTATCAGAAGCACCATTCTGACACGCTACAAGGCTTAATAAGCACATAACAAGCATAATACTTACAATTTTCTTTTTCATAGGCAAATCCCCTTTAAATTTAATTTTACTAATCATATCACAATATGCATAATTTGTCGAATATTGTCGAAATTTGCGATATCTTTAAGTTGATTTTTATATTATAAGTATTTATAATAATAATTGTCCGAGAGATTCGGACGAAATCTTCAAGTTTTGGCTAGGTGGCACTGTTTGATTGGCGTTGGCAGTGTCACCGCTGAAAACTGTTAATCTACTGGGGGTAGGTTGACATGTAAGAACAGATGTTCTATAATAACACCATCGCTACCAGTGTTATATCGTGCAATAAGGGGGATATATGGAGAATGAAGAATATAGGCAGAAGATAATCGAAGAAATCAAAGAAATAAATAGCGTTGAAGTACTAAAGTATATTTACAAAATAATGATGGATGTAATAAAAAAGCCAGTGTAAAAATACACTGGCATACACCTAGAAAAAAGTAAAAAGAAATATATTGCAGTGCGTTACTAATATCTGAGGTAGATTACTTTTTACAAGCAAGCAAACCTAGTCTTGTAACTGTTACATTTTCCAAGGTTTGTGTAATATATCCTTTGCTTGAAAGAGTTTTCATAAATGGCAATAGAGATATCATATCGAGATTTAAAGCATTGGCTATATCGCGATAATCTGTATTGCCTTTCTCATTTCTTTTAGTGATAATAGTTATAAGAACATCATTCTCATTCAGCATATTGTTTACGCTCCTTTTAATAAATCTATTAAGCCGAGAACATATTCTTTTTGTTCGTCATTTAACTCTAAAAATGTATGTATCGAGCGTACTAATCTTCTGTCATTCCTTATCTTAATCCACAAATCAGCTTGTTCCGATAAATCAAGTTCTTTTTCTTTCCCAGTTCTTAAATAATCCACAGGTAATCCTAAAACTTCTGAAATTTTACCCAATCTATCATCTGGAAATGAACCTTTGCGTAATTGACTAATGTAGCCATTAGCAAAACCACATTCTTTTTCTAATCTTGATATAGGAATTTTTCTCTCTTTGCAAATTCCCCTTACTCTTTCTACAGTGTTCATTTGTTTTTCCTCCATTTTTAGAGATTTACCTAAAAAGGTGTTGACAAATTAGAGAACACTCTATATAATAACTTTAGGTTTTAGAGAAAAGCCTAAAGTTAAAGGGAGCATTCTCAAATATGTTTTTGGCAATTCATAGTTTAGAACATTCTCTAAATAATGTCAAGCTTTTCTCTAAGTCCTATATAAATTAGGAAAGGAGAAGTCTATGTTTTATCAAAAAATAGTTGATTATTGCAATAAGAACAATCTTTCTATAATGGCATTTGAAAAGAAATGTGGTATCGGCAATGGAACTGTGGGCAGATGGAAAGATGATAATTCATTGCCAGCATTAACCACTATTCAGAAAATTGCAGATGCAACAAGTATTCCCATAGAAAAATGGATTAAGCAAGAATGATAGGCGATTGAAGCGTCGTTTAACTTTGCAAGAAAGGAATGACAATGAAAAAAATAACATTTTCAGATGTTGCATTAGTGATTGCAATACTTACATTACTATTTCAGATTTTTTGTCATTTTATTTTACCAAGATTTTGACAAAATCAATTATTTCTGAATGATGTACAGCAAATTCCATTAAAGCACAGATGATAGAAACAATCACAGAAATCCAGCCTTTAACGTCAGCTTTACTTGATGTTTTTAACGCAACACCAGCTTGTGTTTTAGAACTTTCAGCAATTTCCTTTGCTGAATCGGCTTGGGATTTAGCGGATTGAGCCATATTGTGAAGTTCCTCACTTGTCTTTTCGAGATAAGCGGACTGACTTTCTAAAAGCTCAATCGGAGATTTACCTTTTTCATATGTAGGAATTTCAATATTAGGTTTTGGCGGTTGTGGGAATAAGTTGTCCATATTTGGATATACAGGTTCGTATCGCATAAAAATCTCCTTAGTTTTTTAAGGAATTATATCACAGAAAGGAAGTGAATTAAATGAGCGAAAAGGAAAAGGAAGTAGTTGAGAAGTTAAAAGAAGCGATTCCTAAGATGTCAGATTTTGACAAGGGTTATATTCTTGGCAAAGTTGAGAATATGGCAGAAAAAAGTGATAAGGAATGTAACAACGATAGAAAGGAGTAACGAGTGGAAAGAGAACTGAAAGAATTAATCCAGATTGAAAAGAAAAGAAATTCCTTGCTTGAAGAAATCAATCGGTCATTGAAGAAACTTGCAAGCAAGGAAGATAAAGAGTATCAGAGCGAAGTTGGCAAATCGGCTTTTAATCTTGATTGAGCCAGTTATGGTAATGTTCCAGCATTTCCATAATGCCAATTTCCACCCACGCACGACGAACGAACTCGTATTCTTCAGCAGTGTCAGTAAAGTTTTGCTTTTCAGTAGCAGACATTACCTTCTGATGAATTGAAGAATGAATTTCATTGCCATTAGAGTTTACAAAAGCTTTGAAATCTTCAAAATTTTTCACAATCTCACCTCTTTTCAATATTAAAGATAAGAGGATTATAGCACAAAGTACAAACAGATTAGAATTTTTGATATTGATGCAATAGAAAAGTGATGGTAGCGGTAAATAGTTGCAAACTTTTATTCAAACATCATTAGTTCTTTTTGACAGGGATAGCGTCCTGTTCGTATCAAGTGTGAATTACCTACCGATTGGCAGTTTTGCCTTTAGCATATTTGTTTAATTCTATTGATATAGAAATAAAAGTATATAGGGTGCAGAAGTCTACGCCACAGAAGTATGAGCCAACCGCTGATACGCACAATGCTATGACAGTATCCATACAATCTCCTTTCGGAAAGTGTCTACCATCACTTCTCTATTGTATCAATAAATATAAAGTTCTATAAGTTACAACAGATAGGAATGAGCAGAATCGCTCAAATGCACCTTAAAAGGAATATATCACACATTATTTAGAAAGGAATGTTTATGGAGTTACAGATTTTTAGCAATTCAGAGTTTGGAGAAATCCGAACTATTACTAAAGATAATGAACCTATGTTTTGCTTGGCTGATGTATGCAAGGCATTGGAACTTGAACAGGTAAGTAGAGTTAAAGCAAGGCTTAAAACAGATGGGGTTACTACAAGTAAGGTCACCGACAGATTAGGCAGAGAGCAAGAAGCTACATTTATTAATGAGAGCAACCTTTACAAGACAATCTTTCAGAGTCGCAAAGAAAGTGCGGAAAGATTTACAGAATGGGTTACATCAGAAGTTCTTCCGTCAATCCGTAAGAATGGCGGCTACATAGCAGGGCAGGAAACAATGTCTGATGATGAACTTATGGCAAAGGCACTTCTTGTAGCCAATAACAAGATAGCTGAAAGAGATAAGATAATCGAACAGAAGCAGGCAAGAATTGAACAGATGAAACCTAAAGAGATTTTTGCGGACGCAGTAGCAACAAGCCATACATCAATCCTTGTTGGAGATTTAGCAAAGTTGATTTGTCAGAATGGTGTGCAAATCGGGCAGAAGCGATTATTTGTATGGTTAAGAGATAGTGGCTATCTGATTAAGAGTGGCAGTTCTTACAATATGCCAACGCAGAGGTATATTGAGCAGGGGCTATTTGAAATCAAGGAAAGCAACCTTGTTAATCCAGATGGAAGCGTAAGAATTACACGCACACCAAAGGTAACAGGCAAAGGACAGGTTTACTTTGTTAATAAGTTCTTGAAAGGAGATAACAGTGTTCCCATTCGATGATTCATTACCCTTTGATGAAATACAGGGCATTACAAAACATGAAAGCAAGAGAGTTATTGCTATTACAGGTGGTATAAGTGACAAAGGCTTAATCAATGAAGTCTGCATGGATATATATGCGCAGGTAGAACGCGAAGTCGGGTGTCGTTTTAGTTGCATTAAGCGTGATGATTTAGCAGATGTGCATGAGTTCATTGATTCTTACGAACCGCCATTGTGCCTAATGAAAAGGATAAAAGAATATGAAAGAAAAGATGATTAACATATTCGCAACACTGGCAGGAATCTAAGAAAGTGCAGAACATGTACTTTTACTACAAGTAAGGAGTGTTTATGGAAGAAAGGATAAGAGAAGAGATGCTCAACTTGGGTATTCTATCCAATAAAAGAGGTTACATCTACATAATCGAAGCTGTTAAACGCTTTGGAAATTTCACATCAATGGAAAATATTTACAACAGTATTGCTAAGGCAATGAATAGATCGCCAGCATCTATTGAAACGTCAATTAGAACAGCAATTAAATCAGCTAACCATGATTTATCAGCATGGAAGAATTATGACTGCCTCACAACAAGAGGGGTTATAACAACGATGTATTACAGATGTAAGGAGAATGCCAATGAGTAACATAAAAAGAATTATTAAGCTGAACAGAAACAGACAGAGAGCGTTAAAAGAAAGAAACTTTGGAAAGTTCGCAAGATTCAGTTGCAAGCTACACGCAATTGAAGCCTATGACAAAGTACCAGTTGGAAGTTATGTATTTAAGTAAGGAGAAAAAAGATGGAAAATGCAGTTAATAACAATAATATCACATTAATAGGAGTAGTCGAGAAAGAAGCAGAATACTCACATGAAGTATTCGGCGAGGGATACTACATATTTATGCTCAAGTGTTTAAGAACAAGTGGCAATGAAGATGTGTTACCAGTGATGATATCAGATAGACTTACTGATATTAAAGAGATTAAAGCAGGACAGGCTGTCACGGTTTTAGGACAGATAAGAAGCTTCAATAAGCATACTGACAATATGAAGAGCAAGCTGATTCTAACGGTTTTTGCAAGAGAATTTGAAGTGCTGACACAGGATTCAGAAGAACTGCCATTTGAAGATAATACCAATATGGTTACACTTGACGCTTATATCTGTAAGCCACCTATATACAGATGTACTCCAAAGGGCAGAGAGATTGCAGATATCTTAGTAGCGGTAAACAGACCATATGGCAAGTCAGATTACATACCATGTATAGCATGGGGAAGAAATGCAAGATTTGTAGGCGGACTTGAAACTGGGGAGCATATCCAGATTCAGGGTAGATTCCAGAGCAGGGAATACGCTAAGAAGATAAGCGACAATGAAGTTGAAACAAGAACTGCTTATGAAGTATCGGTAAGCAAGATTGATTATGCAGAGGAGGGCGAAGCTGATGTGTAGCGATATTACAGTTAGAGAGTTAGCAGGTATGGCTCTTGATGAAGATGCGATGTGTCAGATATGGACACCGCAATACGGAACAATCTTTGATAGTTCGTTTAATGAAGCTAAAAATTGTCCATATGCAAATAGCGCAGTTGACAGCTTTCAGATTGAAGATGGTGTATTCATTATGAATATATAAATAAGGAAAGGATATGTTTATGGAAAGAGCAGTTTTAAAAAAAGTAGTGCTTGAAAACTTTATGTGCTATGTACACGCAGAGTTTGATTTTTTTAAGATTACCAAAATTATGGCAGAAAACGGAGAGGGAAAGTCTACAATAGGTTCTTGCATTACCTGGGTGCTTTTTAACTGTGATATAGACTTAAAGGATAATCCAGTTGTAAGAAGAGAAGTTGACGGAGTATCCGTTGATGATATGGACACTTACGGAGAACTTACTTTTGATGTTGGCGGAAAAGAAATCACTATGAAGAAAGTGCAGAAGAGAACTTATAGCAAGGATGGCAGCAGTTACAAGGATGATAACAAGTATTTCATTAATGATGTTCCTAAGACATTAAAGGGCTTCAACGCATATCTTGACATTGATATGAGCGTATTCAAGATGTGCAGTAACATCAACGCATTTCTTAATCAGAAGCCAGCTGAAATGAGAGAATACTTATTTAGTCTTGTTGAGAATGTGACAGACCTTGATATAGCACGTTCTAAGGCTGAATTAGCAGAGTTAGCACCACTGTTAGAGAAATACACAACGGAAGAACTAACTGCTATGAACAAGGCTACAAAGACTAAAATTACTAAAGATTTACCTATTCTTGATGGACAGATTAAGGAAAAAGAAAGAGATATTCAGATTAAGCAGGGCATTAATACATCTGACCTTGAATTGCAGAAGAACAGCATTAAAGAACAGATTGCTGATTGCATTGCAAAGCAGACTGACAATGACAAGCTGTTAGCTGAATATGACAAGGCCAGTGCAGATATCCTTGATTTGAAGTTTAAGCAGAGTGATATGGTCCGTAAAGCTAACGAGGACAATATCAAGGTCAGGCGAGAAGCAGAAATAAGAATAGAAAATCTCAATGATGTTATTGAGAACTGTAAGAAAGATATTAAAACAGTAGAAAAAGTTATTGCTTTTAACAATGGAATGGTTACAGGATTGCAAGCAAAACTTGAAGCAATAAGGGTAGAATGGAGCACAGAGAAACAGCGAGAATTTGACGAGAACAGCCTTATTTGTCCTTATTGCAGACAGGAATATTCGGAGGATAAGAAAGAGGAATTAAGGGTTGATTTTAAGACGCACAAAGAAGCTGAACTTAATCGCATTACTGACAAGGGAAATGCAACCAAGGAAGAGCTTGATATTACTAAAGATAAACTTGCAGAAGATGTAAAGAAATCAACCGAATACCGGGAACATTTAGACACATATTCTCACGATATGTTTATTCTTGAAAAGCAGTTATCCGAACTCCCGCAGGAAATTGATGTGACGGCCACAGAAGAATACAAGGCGCTTGAACAGCAGATTGCTGAAAAAGAAGAAGCTATGCACAAGGCTAATGACATATCGGCAGTCAAGGTTGAATTAAAGGCACAGGAAAATGATTTAAGGCAGCAGTTGTCAGAATGTGAGCAGAAGATAGCTGAAAGCAACACAGAGAAAGACGAACAGCGGCTTGAAGAATTAAGGGCAGAACAGCGTACACAGGAACAGAATAAGGCTAATGCCGAGAAAATCCTTGATTTGCTTAATGAACTGGATAAGGCAAAGAATGAAACATTATCTGACAGCATTAATAGTCATTTCTCATTAGTTAAGTGGAAGCTGTTTGAATTGAATAAGTCTGGCGGTTACAAGTCGGTTTGCATACCGACAGTTAATGGAAAGTCAATTCTTACCACTATGAGCAATAAGGGTAACAGGATTTTAGGAAGAGTTGATATTTGTAACTCTATTCAGAAGATTAGCGGTATGTCAGTGCCTATAATCTTGGACGACACGGAGAGCCTTGACAGCACTAATCAGAAGAAAGTTGCTGAAATGGTCGATAGTCAGTTGATTATGCTGATTGTCAATGATAGCGAGAAATTAGAGATTGTGGAGGGATAATATGAAACTTTATTTTTATAAGCTAGATAAGGGAGTGTTTGATGGAAAGCCTAAAGGAATAACTGTTAAAGATTATGAAGTTATTGAAAAGTCTAAGACATATTTTCCGGCTGACGGAGGAAACTTTCCTGGGTATATGTGTTTTGTGAGAAAGGCTGACATTGGAAAAATTATCGGATATGACAATAGTCGTATAGTTCTCACAGAATCTAATTTTGAATATGCAAAGAATAAATTCAGAGAACTTGCTGAATCGGCTGTTAAACAAGCGAGAGAAAGATTAACAGAATATGAGAGTGTTTTAAGAGCGATTAATGAAAGTGAGGAATAATTATGGCATATAAAGCATTTAATCCAGATTTTACTTGCAAAGGTAAGCAGTACGAAGAGAACACAACATATGAAGAAAACGGAAATGAGATATGCGAAGCTGGTGTGATGCATTATTGTGAAAATCCATTTGATGTACTGGACTATTACCCTCTTGTAAACGAGAATGGCGAGATTTCAGAATTTGCAGAAGTTGAACCGCTGGGAAAAGTTTTTAAAAGAGAAAACAAAAGTGCAACTAATAAACTTCACATTAAAGCCAAGTTGGGCTTAAAAGGTTTTATTAAGGCTTGTATAGATTTTACCCTGGAGAAAACGAAGATTGAGGAAATTGAAGATGACATAGAAAATGACAATAATTCCGCAAAGATAGGTTCAAGTGGAGATTACGCACAGATAGGTTCAAGTGGAGATTCCGCACAGATAGGTTCAAGCGGAGATACCGCAAAGATAGGTTCAAGCGGAGATTACGCACAGATAGGTTCAAGTGGAGATTCCGCACAGATAGGTTCAAGCGGAGATACCGCAAAGATAGGTTCAAGCGGAGATTACGCACAGATAGGTTCAAGTGGAGATTCCGCACAGATAGGTTCAAGCGGAGATACCGCAAAGATAGGTTCAAGCGGAGATTACGCACAGATAGGTTCAAGTGGAGATTCCGCACAGATAGGTTCAAGCGGAGATACCGCAAAGATAGGTTCAAGCGGAGATTACGCAAAGATAGGTTCAAGCGGATGTTACGCACAGATAGGTTCAAGCGGAAATTCCGCACAGATAGGTTCAAGCGGAAATTCCGCACAGATAGGTTCAAGCGGAGATTACGCAAAGATAGGTTCAAGCGGATATTACGCACAGATAGGTTCAAGCGGAGATTACGCACGGATAGGTTCAAGCGGAGATTACGCAAAGATAGGTTCAAGCGGATATTACGCACGGATAGGTTCAAGCGGAGATTACGCACGGATAACATCTAAGGGTAAACATTCAGTTGTTATGGCAGCAGGGTATCAGTCGCAGGCAAAAGCTAAAAAAGGTAGCTGGATAACACTTGCTGAATGGGTAAGAACGGATGATAAAGATGAAAAAGGCTTCTGCATTTGGATTCCTAAATGCGTTAAGACCGAATACGTTGACGGAGAGCGTATCAAGGAAGATATATTCTATAAACTGGTAGATGGCGAATTTAAAGAAGTGGAGGAAAACTAATTATGGCAGAAACAACAGCGGTGGCAGAGAAGAAAGAAGAAACAGCAGTGCAGCACATTAACAAGGTTACAGATTTTAGCCTTGGAATTTTCGGAACATCTGATAATTTCACAATGGCTTATCAGATGGCAAAGGCATTATCACAGTCAACATTAGTTCCGAGAGAGTATCAGAAAAGCGAGGCTAATTGTATGATAGCTATTGACCTTGCTATAAGAATGAAAACGAGCCCATTTTTAGTAATGCAGAACCTTGATGTAATACAGGGTAAACCTGGGTGGAACGCAAAAGCACTTATCGGAATGATAAACACTAGCCACAAGTATGACGGCAGTTTACATTTTGAAGAAAAAGCAGATAAAAACGGAAAACCTTTTAGCTGTATGTGCTACGCATTTGAGAATGGAGAAAGAATTGACGGACCAGTAGTTGATATGGATATGGCAGTTGCCGAGGGTTGGGTTGGCAAGAATGGTAGCAAATGGAAAACAATGCCACAGGTAATGCTTGCATATCGTGCCGCCTCATTCTTTTCAAGGAGATACTGCCCGGAAATTTCAATGGGATTATATACTTCTGATGAGATTATTGACGGAGATTTCACGGACAAGAGTTATTCAGTTGAAAATATGCAGGCAGAGGTAACGAGAGAAATATCCGATAATGCCAATTCAGTTGAGTTCAAGGAAGATGTTGATACAACAGCAACAGAAGCAACCGAAGAACAAACAGGCAGCACATTGCCACCATTCTTACAGGAGTAAGCCTATGAAATCAGCGAGTTTAGAGCAGATAATGTCTGATATGAATAATGGCGTATATGATTTGACTTGTAATGGAGAATGTACTCAATGCGGTAATTGCTGCAGCAACATACTTCCTATGACGGAAGATGAAATTACAACAATTCACAAGTACATTAAAAAACATCATATTAAGGAACACAGGCATAATTATCCAACGGCTACACCAACAATGGATATGACTTGTCCGTTCCTTAATGATGATAAGTCAAAAGAAAAATGCGAGATTTATTCAGTCAGACCAAGGATTTGCAGAGAGTTTATCTGCTGTCCAAGCAAGAGACCACCTATTAACGATTTGAGTTACAAACTTAAATGCAGGGTGGTTGATGTCAGAAAGGAGTTTTATGAGAGTAATTAGTCAAAATGGCAATGTTGATTTGCCTTATGAGAAAGCACTAATATTTCATGCTACGGAAACTGTATTGGCTAGGTGTGAGGGATATGACAAAGAAATTGTACTGGGCGAATACAGTTCCATGGAAAAAGCTTATAAGGCTATGGAAATGTTGAGAGAGCAGCACGAAAAGGTCGCTTTTTTAAAAACGATAATAAATACTGAAAAAGGTGCTTCACTCGTAAGCTTTTTGTCGGAAACTGAATTTGATAAGATGACACAGAATTATTTTCAGTTCCCGAAAGATGATGAGGTGGAAGTATGATAATTAATAAAAATACTGATTCTGAACACGTTAAATTTATATCATACACAGGTAAGTATCCCAATCTTTGCAGTGGTATTTTAACGCTTGAAATTGACGGAAGAACAATCAGATTTGGCAATAGGTATGTAGATAGTACAGTTGATTGCCCTAAGTTTTGGGAAAGCGGCGGTAGTTGTTCATTTGATAATAATTGGAATAGCAATGTTACAGACGGAGAATGGCAGATAGATTTTAATGAGATACCTGACTGCTTTAAGAAATATGCAGAGGAAATAGACGAAACATTCAACGCTAATGTGCCTTATGGTTGCTGTGGAGGGTGCTTATGAAACTTAAATGTATCGCAACAGGAAGTACAGGTAATTGCTACATCTTAACTTCCGACAGCGGAGAAACACTTATCCTTGACTGTGGAATCAGCATTAAGGAGATTAAAAAAGGCTTGAACTGGGATATTACAGGTGTTGTGGGTGCGATATGTACCCACAGCCACCAAGACCATTCGTTATCAGTCTATCCTTTGAGAAGAATGGGAATACCTGTATATGCACCGTACATAAGCCAAAAACCAATGGCAATCGGCAGCGGTGCTTTCAGAATACAATCGTTTGACCTAACAACAGTAGATGGCAGGTGGACACACACCAACGCAGATGGAATGGAATGCCCTTGTTACGGATTTTTAATCACGCATAAAGAAATGGGTAGATTGCTTTACATAACCGACACAGAGCTGATTAAGTGGAAATTTAAAGACATAAACCACATTCTTTTAGGCGTGAACTATGACAAGGATTTAGTTGACACCGACAATCCGAAAGCCAATCACGTTTTCAGAGGTCACTTAAGCATTGATACCGCTTGTGATTTTGTAAAGGCTAACGATTCGGATAGCTTGCAGAACGTCATAATGTGCCATTTATCAAGTGAAAATTCTGATAGTGATAGTTTTATCGAGAAAATGAAAAATGCTGTAAATGGGGCGAATGTGGACGTTGCGGTTGCAGGGAAAAGTTGGGATTTGAAAAATCCCAGTGAGTGTCCGTTTTAGAAAGGAGATTATATGAGTTGTAGTAGATTATATGGAATTAAAGCTGATTATACAGGTGAAATACTTTGTGAGTATAAAAATTCTTGGTGGTTTAGTCCTGTTGTATGGAGCGTGCTTTCGGACAAGACACTCCCTAAAGTTATGGGATATATTCAATCCGTTATTGGAATGCACGGTGTAGATGTTTGGAAGAAAATAAATACAAAAATGAACAATTCCACAAATACATCAGACCGAATTTGCTGGGAATTAAGCAATCAGCAGATTTTCTTTACAAAAGACAAAGATTGTATTGCTTACAATATCCGCAAATTTGTTGAGCAGAATAAGGGCTATGATAAATCTGATGAGGATAATTTATCAGTGTTAGAAAGAGAATATATTATTGAAAGATTTAACGAAATTGCAGATAACATATCCGCTTTAGACGAGAAAGAATATCCTTATTTTGTTTTTAAGAATACTTCTGTTGATGATGATGTGGAATCTTGGTTCAGTGTTTATGATGAAGAAACAGGTGATTATGTTGATAAATCAATAAAAGATTGGGATAAGTTCTTAGCGGAATTTGTAATCATTGAAAATGAACATATCAAGAATTTTATTTCAAATAGAGACTTTCAATATTAAATTTCGAAGTACAGCGAACAATTAAGGGAGCTATTACCCTGTGTGGTAGAAAGGAGTAGAAATGGAGAGATTAACAGAAAGAATTGATGATGTTCCAGATGGAGAATCTGGCGTGTGGGTAAAAAATCACGATTATATATTAGCTGCGGAAAAATTAGCTGATTACGAGGACTTAGAAGAACAGGGCAGACTTATCAAGTTGTCTTACAAGGTGGGAGACACAGTATATTGCATTAACCCAGATAAGAATACAATAAATGAATTAGTTGTTTACGGTTTCGACATAAGACCATTACAGCGTTTTGTATATGATTATATGGGAGCTAGACTTAATTTTAATCAGTTCGGCAAAACAGTATTTCTCACAAAATCCGAAGCCGAAGCAAAACTGAAAGAATTGAGGCACAACCATGATTGATTGTAATATTTGCAAGCATAAAGATTGTATAGAATGCAAACACGGAGAGTTGTTCGAGAGGAAAAATGTGTCAGAACCCAAAAAAATATCAGCTAGTAACGGAAAAGAATATTGCGGACATTGTGGTTATTTGTGTGAATACGCCAGAGGATATAAAAAGTTTTATTGTATTAGGTGCGGCGGACTTAATTTAAGAAGTTGGAAGAATCGAGAGGTGGAGAAAATGATAACAGTTGATGATTTAATAAAAATTCTTGATACAAAAGAAAATAGATATGGTGCTACAGGAAAACCAAGAATATTGAATTTATCTTTAAATGACAATTTTGCTGGCAGTATTGAATCTGTAAAGCTAGATGGTTATGGCGATGGACTTATTACAGACGTGACGATGGAGATTACTTCATCTAAATTCACGACAACCAACGCTGACAGAATAAGGAATATGTCTGATGAAGAGCTGACGAGTGTACTATTTGATAGTTGTATCGAATCTATGAATTTGGAAGAATGCCCTTACAGTGGCGAAGAAAGCAATAATAATAAAATTAGGGAAAATTGTAAAAAATGCATACTAAAATGGCTTCAATCAGAAGCGGAATAGGAGAGAAAATGGAAGATAGATATTTATTCAAGTCAAAGAGACTTGATAACGGAAAATGGGTACAAGGTTATTTATACGGCATTTGGGAAAAGCGGTATATTCTGTGGGGAATGACAAATGATGTACCTAATATGATTGAAATAGACCCATCCACAATCTGTCAATGCACAGGTTTGAAAGATAAGAACGATAATCTAATTTGGGAGAATGATATTGTCAGAGATAAAGAAGGTAATTGCTATAAAGCCTTTTGGCAGAATAACTATTATCAGTTCTCTTGGATTTGTGTCAAATCAGACATATTTCAAATCGGTACAAAGTGGGATTTATACATTTGGAGAAGTTATGAAATTGAAGTTATCGGCAATGCATTTGACAATCCAGAGTTATTAGAAAGTGAGAAAAAGTAATGAATTATATTTTATCAATTTTATTATTTATACTTATTGAGTTAGTTATCTCTTTGGTAGAAAGCTTTGTTATATCATGGATAGCTTGTATATTAGGTATTAACATAGCATTTAAGATAATTTTATTTGTGGTATTTATTGTAAATTTGTTTTTGTCTGTAAAAGGAAAGTAAGGAGGAAAAGAAATGAATCGTGTAATTTTATGCGGAAGAGTTGTTAGAGAACCGGAAATTAGATATTCGCAGACAGTAAACGGAAGTATGGCAGTTGCAAGATACACATTAGCTGTTGACAGAGCTTTTAAGAAAGATGGCGAACAGGCAGCAGACTTTATTAGCTGTGTTGCATTTGGCAAGAATGGAGAGTTTGCAGAGAAGTATTTGCACCAGGGAACTAAGATTATCGTTGAGGGCAGATGGCAGACAGGCAACTATACCAACAAGGACGGACAGAAAGTTTACACAAATGATTGTGTTGTTGAAAGACACGAGTTCTGCGAAAGCCGTACTAATCAGCAGAGCGGCAATAATGGAATTATGGGCGGTAACAGCAGTAATGATGGCTTTATGGCTATTCCAGATGATGTAGCTGACGAGGGATTACCATTTAATTAAGAGGTACAATTATGGATTATAAGAAGTTAAGACAGGCGAAAGCTATAGAATCAGAGAACCGAAAGCGACTTCTAAAGATAAATCCAAAGCTGAATGACAAAAGCGGAATATATTTCTTACTCCGAGAAGATGAAAACGGCTTTAAGTTTGCTTATGTCGGACAGGCTAAGTCGGTGTTGCAGAGGTTGACAAGTCACCTTGTAGGCTATGAACAGCACATAGATTTGAGCCTACGCAAACATAAGCTATATTCAGAGGATAATCCGTATGGTTGGCGAGTTGAATTTCTGAATTTTCCCGAAAGCCAGCTTGACGAGAAAGAGAAGTATTACATCAAGCTGTATGCCGATAATGGTTATCAGCTTAGGAATGTTAGTATCGGCGGACAAGGTGGAAATCGTGATAGTGGTTCAATAAGTGAGAGAAAAGCACCTAAAGGCTATTTGCAGGGCATACAGCAGGGCAGAAAGAATCTTGCAAGGGAATTATCCTCTATTGCGGAAAAGCACCTTAAAATCGAATTGAGAGCGGATAAGACTAATAATAAGGTATCACAGAAACAGTATGAGAAGTTTATGGATTTATTGAAAGTGGGTGAAAGCAATGCTGATACCAACAGTTAAAGCCAAAGAGTTTGAGAAGTTCGGCTTCAAGAAATGCAAGGGCGAATATGGTAAACAGGGCTGTTATTACTTGTGCGTATCAAGAGGCGTAAAAATGCTTTTTGTGAGTGATGTGTATTTTGGAGTTAATGACTGGGATGATAATGACCCAAGAATACATAAAGACGCTAATTGCAGATACAGAGACAATAGAACTTACCTTGATATTATCTACGAGTTAATCAAGGCAGATATGCTTAAAAGTGATTGTACGAAAGTGGGTGGTAACGATGAAGATTGAAACTACTGATATTGAAGTTCAGGATTATGTCAAGAAGCTCGTGAACGTAGTCGCTAAGACAATGGTTGATTCATTTGAAAATCTCACTATCGAAGATGTAAATATGTTTAAGTTGGGCTACAACAAGGCTATTGATGATTGCATTGAAGAACTTAAAAAGCGAAGAGATTCACGATATATGAAAGTAAATTGTGATGATTTAGAACTTAAAATGCTGGCAAAAAAGCTGAAAGGAACGAAGTAGAATGAAGATTTTAAGCAAGAAGAAATACGATAAACTCATTGAAGATTTTGAGGAATTGCAGAAAAATGTAGAAGAACTCAAAAGAATAAATGAAAGCCTTGGGGAAAAGTTGGAGGATAAAAAGACAAGTTGCAAAATGAATAGTGGAAAGGACTTCTGCTTTAATTGTGCAAATTCCTACAGATACAAGACATATTGGGGTTGCACAGAAGTTGAGCGGTGTGGTTGCTTACTTGATGTTCCTTGCGAGAGCTTCAAAAGAAAAGAAAGCGAGTGATTTAGAGTGAAAAGAAATGATTGCATAGAGGTATTAGACCACTTAAAAGAAAAGCTGAAAGAAAAAGATATAATTGCTGTACAGGATAGTGAAGACGATTATAAATGTCCTGTATGCGGTCAGATTTTTACAGGAGAAGATATTATTAAATACTCTTACAAGTGGTGCTATAACTGCGGTCAGAGAGTAGATTTTACTCTTCCGAGAAACAGATTTAATTAACTAAAAATCAAAGAAAGGAATAGGTTGTCGCGACATAAAACCGAGGTTTCCTTTTGGTGATGAAATGAATAAGAAGAAAAATAAATGTGAGATTTATCGTGATTCTATGCAGAATTACAAGAAATATGCAATACCGCCAGCGCAGTTGATTATAGCTGATGTTCCATATAATGTTGGCACTAATTTCTATGGCAGTAACCCTATGTGGTACAACGGCGGCGACAATAAGAATGGAGAAAGCAAGCTTGCTAAAAAGGCGGCGTTCAACTCTGACTTTAACTTTAATCTGTATGAATACTTCCATTTTTGTTCAAAGATGTTGAAAAAAGAGGACACAAAGCCTATTGCAAGGGGCAGAAGCAGTAACAGCCCTTGCATGATTGTATTTTGCGCATTTGAGCAGTTATCAACATTAATTGCGGCGGCGAATAAACACGGATTTGTGCATTATATACCGCTTGTGTTTTGCAAGAATTACAGTCCACAGGTACTTAAAGCTAATATGCGTATCGTAGGGGCTACAGAATATGCACTTGTACTTTACAGAGATAAACTCCCTAAATTCAGAAACGGCTTGCAGATTGATGAAAACGGAAAGAATATCAGAGGCACAGGACATATGGTATTTAACTGGTTTGACGGCGGTGATGAAGCGGAATGGGGCAGAACTTACTATAACAATGGCTCATATATGATGTGGGAAAAAGACGGGAAAGATGTACCTAAAATCCACCCAGCACAAAAGCCTGTATCGGTATTAAAGAAACTGATTGAGATTTTTACAGACGAGGGGGATGTGGTTATTGACCCTTGCTGTGGAAGCGGTAGCACGCTAAGAGCCGCCGCAGAACTTGGCAGAAGTGCATACGGATTCGAGATTGACAGAAACTTTTACGAGCGTGCTAAAAATGAAATGCTTGCGTTTCCGAAAGACCAACAAATGAATATTGAGGATTTTATCGGAGGTGCGGAATGACAGACAATACAAAACAGGAAATACAAATAGTCCTTGACTTGCTAAAAGGTAGTCTTGTGAGGAATGGTGTGAGTATGGCAACGGATAGAGAGGGTAATTTGATGTTCTTTGATACATCTGTCTATGTCAGGAGCAAAGGCAAGGAGCTTGACGGATTTAGGGTTAATATTAACGATTTAGTGAAGTAACAATGTGACAGAACTTGAAGAGGTAATTATGACAGGCAATTTTATTAAAATTGACAGAAAGATTTTAAAGTGGGAATGGTGGAGCGATATTAATACATTCAGACTTTTTATGTATATGTTGATAAGTGCCTATTGGAAAGACGGAAATTATAAAGGCAAGATAATTGAAAGAGGGTCTTTCCCCTCTTCAATATCTGAATTATCAAAAGAAACTAATTTGTCTGTAATGGAAATTCGCACCTCGCTAAAACACTTACAATTAACAGGCGAAATAACAAGCAAAGCAACAAACAAATTCACGATATTTACTGTGGTTAACTACAATTTGTATCAAACGGATAACAAGCAAGACAACAAACAAATAACAAGCAACTTAACAAACAATCAACAAACAGATAACATTCTATTAACAAACTCTATATTAAAAGAAAGTAAGAATGAAAGAACGGAAGAAATTAAAAAAGACAAGAATATAGAAAAAGATATTGATAAATCAATATCCAAAAAGAAAAGCTATTATCCCAATGATGAATTGCTTGATGAAGCATTTAACGAATATGTGACAATGCGCAAGAGAATTAAGAAGCCTCTATGCACCGACAAGGCATTTCATAGGGCTATGAATACTCTTGAAAAGCTATCAGGCGGAGACAATGATTTGGCAGTTAAAATTCTTAATCAATCCGTAGACCATTGTTGGCAAGGACTGTTTGAGTTAAAAAGCGACAGTAAGCAAGATAGGCAGGGATTTGGCAATGGCATTGATTGGAGTAAAGTGTAAAGGAGCGTGATAACGATTGACAAGAGAAGAAACGGTTGAAATAATTCATATCATTTGTGATTGCTACCCGAATTTCAAACCTGAAGACTTATCAAGGACAATTGATGCGTGGCAAGTGATGTTAGAAGAATATAGTTGCGAGCAAGTGGCTGCTGCTTTAAAAGCATATATTACATCTAATACAAGCGGATTCGCACCAAGCGTGGGAGAAATCGTTGCTAAAATACAACTTGTATCACAGCCACAAGAACTTGACGGAATGACGGCGTGGGGATTGGTTAGTAAAGCTTTGAGAAATGGTACTTATGGGGCAGTTGAAGAATTTAATAAACTACCGCCGTTAGTTAGACAGGCAGTTGGTATTCCTGATAACCTCAAAAACTGGGCGACATCAGACTATCAGACAATAGAAACAGTAATACAATCAAATTTTCTAAGAACCTACGAAACAATTGTTAAGCGTGCGAATGAAATAAATCGTATGCCAGACAATATCAAATCACTTATCGAAAAGACGAATGCAAATTCGTATAAGGCTCAAATCGAGCAAAAATTCCAAAGAGATATAAATACATTACAAATTAAAGAAAATGCCCTTATCGGTCAAAATACAAACGCAGAAAGCTATTGTGAAATACCTCAAGATATTCAAGACAAAATAAACGCCATGAGGTAATAATTATGAAACCTAAAAATTGTATTTATCCAGATTGTTTTAATTGTATGTTGGAAGATTGCATATACAACGAACTTGAGCAGATAGATACAGCTCAACAAAACAAATTTGATAAAGATATTGCTTTTGAAAATAAACTGGAACACTTAGAGCCTAAACAGAGAGCAAAAGCTATATACGACAGAAAGTACGAACAGACAGAAAAAGGCAAAGAAAGACGCAGGCGATACAATCGGTCAGAAGCGCATAGAGTTAGTCAGAAGAAATATTTTCAGACAGAAAAAGGCAAAGCTACGCAGAAAAGATATAAACAATCTTATAAGGGCAAGGCTGCGCAAAATGAAATAAACGCTAAGAGAGTTGAAACAGGTAAAAACGCTATCTACTGTAGAAGATACCGAGAGAAAAAGAAAAGAGAGGCTATGCTAAATGAGTAAGTCAGAACAACGAAGATTTCAAGAACAAATGATGAGAGTTCAGTTAAATAGGCAAAAGAACAAAGAAAATAAAGAAATGTTTGGTAATGCCTTGATAATTCTGCTATGGGTGCTACATGACAAGTTCGGATTCGGTAATAAGCGATTGGAGCGGCTTATTGACGAAATCAATAAATTTAATGAAGATTTCAATGCAGGACTTATAGACCCGAAAGAGCTTATTGAACAGCTGGAAGAAGAAACAAAAATAAAAATTAAATATTAAGGAGTATGGCTTTATGAAATTTTCAGATTTTACAAAGCCAGAACTTGAAAAGATTATTGAAAATGCCAATTTTACCGAGGAAGAAGAGAGAATATTCAAACTTCTTTCTCGGAATTTTACACAAAAAGAGATAGTTGCACGATTATGCGTATCACAAAGAACTCTTGAAAGGAGAATAAGGAACATTAAAAATAAAATTGAAAGGGTGTGCTGTGATTGGAATTAACAGACAAAGAGTTGTTGAATTATGTACTAGAGAATGGTATTATTTCTCGTGACGATGTTCAAAAACAAATTGAAATGAACGAAAGGAAAAAATATTTAAAAGCACACAATAATGAAATCTGGCAAGGAAAGGATAAGAAGTGGTATACATACTTGCCAGACGAAAGCACATCAAGCGGCAGAAAGCTGCTAAAGCGTTCAACGCAAGAGTCTCTTGAAGATGGAATTGTGGAACACTACAAGAAACTTGCTAATGAACCTTTAGTTAAGGCTGTATTCAAGGAATGGGTAGACCAAAAACTTGAATATCACGAAATCAAGAAGCAATCATATGATAAGTATAATGATAACTTTGCCAGATTTTTCACTAATGAAGCATATCACATGGCAGATAAGAAAATCAAGTACATTACAGAAGATGACTTAGAATGCTTTATTAAGACTGTTATTGCCGAATGTAAGCTTACACATAAGGCATATTCTGATATGCGAATCCTTATTAATGGCATTTTTAAATATGCCAAGAAAAAGGGGTATACTAATCTAAGTATCACACAATTTATGGGAGACTTGGATTTATCACGCAGAGCTTTTACTAAAAATGTGAAAAAGAAAGAGGACCAGGTGTATTTCGAGGATGAAATTCCAAGAATCACAGAATATCTATGGCAACGATATGATATAAGGAGTCTGGGATTATTACTTATGTTTGAGTGTGGAATGAGAGCTGGCGAGTTATCATCACTTAAGTTTTCTGATATTCACAACACTGTACTGAAAGATGGAACTATTAAGCATTATATTTCTATACAAAGAACAGAAATTAAGGTCAGAGATGAAAATGGGAAATGGGCTAAGATAGTAAGCGACTATCCTAAATCTGACGCAGGATTAAGAGATATAATTATTCCAGATAAAGCTGTAAATACTGTTAAGGCAATTCGCAGATTAAATCCTTTTGGAACTTATATGTTTGAAGAAAAGGGAGAGCGTATAAAGGAACAAGCATTTAACAGAAAGTTGCATAAGATATGCAAGGCACTAGATATTAATTATCGTTCCACGCACAAAGTCCGCCGGGCATACAGTGTTGCATTGTATGATAATTGCGTGAGCGACACTGTTATAACAGAAATGATGGGGCATACAAGCATTGAGACAACAAGAAAATATTACATTTACAGTAATAAGACTGATAGGACTAAGATTGAGCAAGTTAATAATGCTATCAATTATTAGGATTTTGATTACAAAGTAATCAAAGTAATCAAGGCACAAAGTCAGAAGCCCAGTAATAGAGCGGAATAAGGAAGTGGTCAATGCAGTTCGATTCTCTCATCCCCTGCTGTTTAAAGGATGAGAAGAAACACTGCAAACCCGCATAAACACTGAATGAAAGGAGATTTTTTGAACATCGTCTTTTTGCAAGAAAATAAAGAGGTAATCAAGAAAGTAATCATAGAAGTTCAGCAAACGCCGTAATGGCGTTATTTTTTTTGCTTATTTTTGGCGGATAACTGTCTAATTTATGGCGGTTAATCCGTCTTTTTTTATGCAAAAATATAGTTGAAAGAGAGGTAGTGCAAATGTTTTCTGATGAAGTTAGAGAAAAGATTTTAAGCAAAGAAGAATTACAGAAACTTGATTTAGTGACATTATCTCTTGTTATCCACGCAATTGAAGAGGTTTTAGAGGAGGCAGACAATGAACAATCCTTATCAAGTGCCTATGATGAATAATTCTTATATGCAATCTCAAAATCCATATATGGATAGAATGAACTTTTTACAAAATTATCAGCAGAGCTTACAACAGCCAGTGGCAGGAATGCAAATGCCTTTGACAAATCAACAGGCTATGCCACAGCAGATAGCAGGCGTTAATGGAAGAATAGTGCAGGCGGTTGAAAATATTAATGCTAATGAAGTTCCTATGGACGGCTCAATGGCATTTTTCCCTAAGCAAGATTTATCAGAAATCTATGTTAAAGGTTGGAACGCTAACGGAACTATCAACACGATTGTGTATAAGCCTTATACAGCCCCTAAAGATAATCAGACAGTAAATTCTATGGCTAATACAGAGAACGCTAAATTTACCCTATCAGACGAAAGCACACAGCTATTTCTGAATAAGTTTGAAGAGTTATCAGAGAAGATAGGGCAGCTAGAAGATAGATTTGATAAATCTTTAGGAACGCAAAGAAAAACTTCACGAACACAGAGCAAGGGCGGTGATGAAGAATGAATCCAATTAACATTTTTCAGATGATGAAAGCTGGTCCGCAACAGTTTATACAGCAGATGATGGGAAATAGTCAAATTATGAGCAATCCTATGATGAAAAACACTATGCAGATGGCACAGCAGGGCAATATGCAAGGCATTGAACAAATGGCTAGAAATTTATGTAAGGAAAAAGGATTAAATGCAGATGATGTATTTAATCAGATAAAAAGCAGATTTAATAATTAATAGCATATTAGATGTCTTTGCAAATTACCTGGGTGACATCTTTATGAATAAATTAATGGAGGTAACTAATATGTTTAATTCAAATTGTGCCAGTGTGCCACTTGTTGCAAATATTGATGGCAGCAGTAATAACAATGGCTGGGGAGATGGCGGATGGCTTTGGTTCATTGTTGTAATCTTTGCAATATTTGGTGGCTGGGGCGGTGGCTTTGGCGGATTTGGCGGTAATGGTGGAGCATTACAGGGATATGCGACACAGGCTGACATTCAGAGAGGCTTCGATAATTCAGCGGTTATCAGCAAGTTAGATGGCATTTCCAACGGACTTTGCGACGGCTTTTATGCTATGAACAACAGTATGCTCACAGGCTTTAATGGCATAAATACAAACATTATGCAGACAGGCTACGGCATCCAGCAGGCTATTAACGCTGATACAGTCGCTAATATGCAGAATACAAATGCTTTACAGTCACAGCTTGCTAACTGTTGCTGTGAGACAAGAGAAGCCATTCAGGGCGTAAACTACAATATGGCAACTAACACCTGTGCTTTGCAGAACACAATGAACAATAATACAAGAGATATTATTGACAGTCAGCAGGCAGGAACGAGAGCCATCCTTGATTTCCTGACTAATGACAAGATAGCTACATTACAGGCAGAGAACAATGATTTACGCAGAGCTGCTTCACAGGATAGACAGAATGCACTTCTGACTACAACAATGGCAGCGCAGACAAATCAGATAATCGACGCTGTAAGACCTACACCAGTACCATCATTCCCGGCAAGCAACCTTTACGGATATGCTTACGGATGCGGATGCAATACAGGTTGCGGATGCTAAACAACTGAATAATTAACAAGTATCTTAATCAATTTTAATCGGTTTAATTCTTGGTTTAACTCGGTTTAATTCAATTTAACTTGATTTAACTCAATTTAATCGAGTTAAGTATCGAGTTTAACTCGAAAGAAAACTCGAAAGATTATGTCTGCTAAGCAGTATTACTTATAATCAAAGGGCAGGCTATAATGTTTGCCCTTATTTTAATTATCTGGAGGTTTCTAAAATGGAAGAATTAAAAAATAAGTTTATAGAAGCAATTAAAAGCATAGATTTTAATAAGCTTAGCATCTACGAATTAAAAACTGTATCAGAAATTTCTGATACAGTAGATAAGATGGCAAAGAAAGATTATACAGAATTGCTTAAAGAGTCTATGGTTTCAATGGGAGTAAAAACTTCAAAAGAAGAGAAGCCTAAAACAATAGGAGAAATGAAATAAGGGGGTTTTTATTATGGCTGAATTTTCAAATGTTGCAACACAGACAGTTGCGGTAAATGGAAATGTATTATTTACAGATGCACCAACATCTGTATGCAACAAAGGATATATATCGCACAGAACAGGAAGCGGATTAATCAATCTCAAAGGTGCTACTAACACTTGCAAGGCAAAGTACAGAGTAGAATTTAATGGAAATATTGCAGTACCGGCAGGTGCTACAGCAGGTCCTATATCCCTTGCGATTGCGATAGAGGGCGAACCAGATTTATCAACACTTGCAATTTCAACACCGGCAGCGGCAGAAGCATTTAACAATGTTTCTATGGCTACAGATGTATGGCTTCCTTGTGGTTGCTGTCAGGCAATCTCTGTTAAGAATACATCTACACAGGCTATCAGTGTTGCTAATGCAAATATCACAATCAACAGAATAGGTTAAGAAAGTGAGGTAAACAACTATGCATATTGAAAGAATACACAAAATGGTTGAGTGCCTTACCGAAAAGACACTATCTGAACTTGATAAGGGCATTGAGAATGTCAATACAGAGGAAATGAGCGAAGCGGTCGATATGATTAAGGACTTATGTGAAGCAGAGTACAAGGCTGTTATCGTTAAGTCTATGAAAAAAGCTGATGAAGAGGAAGAAGAGTACAACAAGGAGCTACTTAGAGCCTTAAAAGACGAATATGGAGAAGAGGGTGGCAGAAGATACTATGATGAATACAGATATAAGACTACCGGTAGATTTGCTCCTAAAGGCAAGGGCAGTTATGTAGGCAGAAGAGGATACGAAGAACCGCCTTATTATCATATGTACCCGGATAGAGATATGGATAGAGAGTATGGCAGAATGTACTATACAGAGCCTACAAGTACACATACCGCTGAAAGTGGCTACGACAGGGCAAAGAGAATGTACACAGAAACTAAGGAAATGCACAAAGCTAATACGCCAGAGGATAAGGAGCATAAGATGAAGTCACTTGACAGCTACACTAAGGAACTTGCAAGCGACATTACAGATATGGTTGCCGATATGTCAGCAGAAGAGAAAAACTTGCTTAGAACGAAGTTAAGCACTCTTGTATCTAAGATATGATTTTAAAGGCTATGAGTAGCAATATTCATAGCCTGTTTTGTTTAGGAAAGGAGCATACAGATGATTTTTAGCATTAATGGCACAATGTGGCAAGTGCAATATAAAAATTCAAATTCAAGTGAATTAAGGCGGTCAGACAACACAATCAGCTTAGGTGTAACTGACAGAAACGCGCATACGATATATCTGTCAGACAAACTACAGGGATTTATGCAACGCAAAGTTCTGATACACGAAATCTGCCACGCTGTCTGTATGTCTTATGATATTTATTTGCCGATTGAAACAGAAGAAATATTGTGTGATTTTGTGGCAACATATGGTGATGAAGTATTTGACATTGTTGATATGGTTTTAAGAGCAGTTAGGAGAGTGGGATGATGAGTATTGATGAGCTGTTAAAGATAATTCAAAAGACTAATCCGACTATGACAAAGGAAATATTAATATATGAACTTAGTCAATGCCGGTATTCAAGTAAGGCATTGATTTATACAGAAAAATGTTGTAAGCTGGCAAAATAATTATTCACCAGCTTTTTCTACGCAGTCAATAATATATCCACTTAATCCTTTGAATCCTTTTTCTTTAGCAATCTTAGACCAGACTTCCTTTTTGCCCTTGGGTGCCATTACTGTAATTCTATCATAGTTTTTCTCATTCCAACGATTTTTTACTTCTGATGACGTTTTTGATTTTGCCATGTAAATATAAACTCCTTTTTGCTTTTGATTATACTACTTGCAAAAGTATGTTGCAATACTTTATAAAGTATGATATAATATATCTATAATCATTAGAAAGGTGGTGCTTATATGGCTGACTTAAACAGTATAGGTGGACTGCATTACGAAATGATGAGAAGATGTTATAACCCCAAAAGTATAGCATTTAAAAGTTACGGAGCTAAGGGGATAAAAGTATGTGAAGAATGGCATGATAGAGATAATTTTAGAAAGTGGTGTAATGAAAATGGATATACAAAAGGTCTAAGACTTAACAGAATTGATAGTACAAAGGATTATTGCCCAGAGAATTGTGTATTGGGAAATAAAAATTGCAAAGACCAAAACAGCGCACACCAAAAACTATATAGAAACATAAGACAAAACAAAGCAATCAAAAAAGAGCTTGGAATTGAAAGATATACTGATAGTCCATTATACAGAAAACACAAGAGTATGATGGAAAGATGTTATGATGAAAAAAATATAAGTTATCCTTATTACGGAGCAAGAGGAATAGATGTTTGCTTTGAATGGAGAGGAAAGGATGGTGTTAAAAATTTTATCGCTTGGTCTATGAGAAACGGATATAAGCATGGTCTTTCATTAGACAGAATAGATAACGATAAAGGTTATTGTCCTGAAAATTGCAGATGGGTTACTATTCAAGAACAAGCAATAAATAAGCGAAGAAATAAAAAATATGAATGGAAAGGGCAAACACTTATATTGGCTCAAATTTCAAGAATGGAAAATATTTCATATGGTAAATTATATGGAAGAATAAATAATAATCATATGAGTATAAAAGATGCAATCGAAGATATAAAGAAAAGCACCGAATAATCGGTGCTATTTTTATGCTAACCTTAAAAGTACCCGCCACCCATGCAAAATAAACTTGAGATTTTGGAAATAAAAAATTTGAAAATTTCTGTCAGATTTGCAGTCAATTTTTTCAGTACGCCCCTATATACCTATGACTATATGAAAAATAAAGAAACGTCCCTATATAAAAATTCGAGTTAAAAATTTTGATACCGGGGTGGGTATGCAATTTTGGAATCTAAAAATCGGTTACACAGAATTTCAATTTTTGCTCCTGATTTCGTTCAGATTCGCTCTTAAAAATTGATGAAAAACTTTAATAGATTAAAGCACATTATATAAACTTGACCGGATGCGGTTCGTGCTTGTTTTGACTTTGTGGCTTTGTGATTTGCCCTGTACGGCGGTTTTATTGTGTCGGTGTAGACTTATAAGCCTACAGAACAAAACAGCCTTAAAACGCTTTTAAATGTATTGTATAAAATGGGTATAATATGCCCTTGAAAGTTGTGGAAGCTGTTGCTAGATCTGGAAGATATACCAGAACACACGCCGCCCCAACTGGGTACACTTGTACACCTAAAAGTGCAAAAGCCCTATATATAAGCATAGCATTATTATATTAATTTTTCAAGGTACGCAAAGAAAAGCATATAAATATGCTAATGCATCCGCAGGAATTAAACCCATACAAGCCACCAGATAACGCCAAAAAGGGCGTAGAATGTACGCCCTTAAAATTACCAAAATTCTATATATCCGCCGTTTCTGCGGTAGTGGAACCACACCCCCGAAGCATAACGAACACACAATATATTATTACTTTCTGTCCAGCTTTCGACAGGCTCGCCATAAGTCCAGCACTCAAAGACGGACTTGTGGAAGTTATAACATTCTTTAATTGTCAGCTCCATAATATACCCCCTTATATTCAATATTTCCCCAGTTATCCGGGTAAAAGCAAGCCGGGGAATCGAACCCCGGAAACGCTCCAAGCCTTGCCTAAATACAGCTTTTAAGTGCTAATCTTTTAACCTCTTCGTACTTAACATTGACAAGATATTTTGCGCGGTCAAAATTAACTTTGCCGCAAGTACAATTAACAATGTAATTTGCGCATTCAATGTATTTGTTAAACTCTTTTTCATATGCCTTATCAAAGGCTTTTTCTAATTCTGTATTTTCTGGATTGCTTTCCCATTCTTTTTCTATTGCGTCACAAGTTCTTGTAAGCTCGCAATATTCGTTAATTAATTCATATAATTTTTTCATAAAATCGACCATCCTATCTAAATACCATGCAATATTTATTATGATTGCTATTATCAGCTACGAACTCAAACACAATAACTTCATAGCCGTATTTTTCCGTATATGCTTTTCTTTTTTCTGAGTTATATTCCTCTGTAAGTACTTCTAAGGTCTGAAAGAAATAATGTTCGAGTCCTGCATCTAATACTTTTGCTTCTTCTCGTGTATCATATCCGTTGCAAATCTTGCCTGCTTCTCCTTTCGTAATATTAAAATAATCTGTAGTTTTATAAATTGTCATAAAATCAACCATCCTTTCATTGTGCATCCTGTCTTATTAATTAATATTTACAAGGCTTTTCATAGCGGATGACCGCTACCGTCTCGCCCGTGCTTGCAAGTATTCCCCGGCCGTTCCACATAGGACCATTTAAGCCCAATAACTTAGGCTGGTTATAAAGTTCTTCTCTCTGGCTTTCTGCAAGTCTGCCGTTATTATAGCCATATATAAGGGCTTCAAACTCTGTCGCCGTCTTGATTTCCGTTGGTAAATCGTAAACGCATTTATTGCCATTTTCTAATAAACCTATTATCATTTTGCTACCTCCTCTATATATATTCTTTCTTCTGATCCTGTCTCGTCATCTTCATAAACTCCGCCTAAATCATCAAACCAGCTTTCAGCTCCTCGGCGGCTATATGTCTCGCCACCTAATAAAACTTTTTCCACTTTCTGTTACAAGTCTGTATTGTTTATTCATGTTTGCGTCCTCGCTTTCTTTATTTGTATGATTATGATATCACTTTAAAAAGAAACATGCAAGTCTTTTTGTAACTTTTTTAAGAAATATTTTTATTGACTTTTAGAGCCTACTATATTATTATAAGAAACAAATAAAACAATATAGAAAGGAGCTATCACAATGCTTAAATATCGCTTTAATGTTGGGGATGCTTTAGAGCGCGCCGGATTTAACACATACAAAGCTAAAACAAGCGGATTATTGAGCCAAGACACGCTAAAAAAGATAAAGAACGAAGATACAAACATAAATGCTAAAAGTATAAACAATCTTTGCTTGATTCTGGATATGCAGCCGAAAGACCTCTTTATATATGAAGAGACAGAGGAAGAAAGAGAGCTAAAAAAGAAATTGTAAAATATTTTAAAATATCACTTGCAAAAGTTATAACAATGTGATATTATAATTGTACAAATTAAGAAAGGACAGCCGAAAGGCTGAAAGGTGGACGATATGAGAGAATGCAATATTAGATTTGACAAAAATGGAAAAGTAAAAAGCGAGGATATCAAGAATTTAGAAAAATTTTTTAGCGAGGAGAACTTAGAAAAGTTTGAATCTGACGAAGTCTTTGCAGTAGAAGCGACGGAGCATATAGGAAACGGCGAATATAAAGCCGTGGGTTACGATTTTTATGTTGGCAGCGACACACAAGCCAGAATGGGTTCAGATTGGAGGTTTGGGCATATTGCTTTCTGCAATTACTGGTGTCTTGTTAAAAATGACAAGACTGTAGATTTCGAAAAGGCTCTTGAAAGAGCTAAAAAAATTGTCTTGACAAATAATTAGTAATTGTATATTATATTTTTGTCGGATGATAAACAATAACATTTGATGTATTGAAACATGTTTTCTGACGTGTTCAATGATTAACCGTAACGCAGGGCGTATATTAAAGAGGGCTTCGGCTCTCTTTTTTATTTGACTTATATATATATTTATGCTATATTATCATAATAATTGAATATATGAATTTACACCCGATAATTATATAATAGTTATCGGGTTATTTTTATGTTATTAGTATATATTATAATAAGCTGGATAAGCTCCGGCGGAAAGGGGAACAGATGGAGAAAGTACAGGAAACAGCAGAAAGTCAAGAAATTTTTGAAAATGAGATTGATATGCATTTTAAGCAATTCTGCACAAACGAAAATATCGAAGATATGACAGCAGCTCCACAATCTCTCTTTTATGCTGCTTTAATTTATGTATACAATAATACCTTTAAGGGTA